ATGGTGAAGCATGAGGAGGAGCTCGACGATCTCTTCCAGGTGCAGACGCACATCAAGACGATCACGCACCGAACGACTGGCGCGACGTTGAAGGTGGTGGCGGCCGATTCGAACACGGTCGGCGGGAAGAAGAGCGTCGGTACGCTGGTTGATGAGGTGTGGTTGTTCGGCAAGCAGGCGAATGCCGAGAACATGCTGCGCGAAGCGATCGGCGGCCTGGCATCGCGTCCGGAAGGGTTCGTGATCTACCTCACGACGCAATCGGATGATCCGCCGGCCGGCGTGTTCCTGCAGAAGCTGCGTTATGCGCGCGACGTGCGCGACGGGAAGATTCACGATCCGTGCTTCGTGCCGGTGATCTTCGAGCATCCGCCGGACATGGTCGAGCGGAAGGAGCACCTGCTCTCCGAAAACCTTGGGATGGTCAATCCGAACCTCGGCTACTCGGTCGACCAAGCGTTTCTGGAGCGCGAATTCCGCAAGGCGAAGGAGGGCGGCGAAGAGTCGTTCCGCGGCTTCCTCGCGAAGCACGCCAACGTCGAAATCGGGCTCGCGCTCCGGTCGGACCGGTGGGCTGGCGCCGATTACTGGGAGGGGCAAGGCGTCCAGCGGCTCTCGCTCGAGGATCTGATTGCCAGGTCCGAGGTGATCGACGTCGGCATCGACGGCGGCGGCCTCGACGACTTGCTCGGTCTGGCCGTGGCCGGGCGCGAGGCCGGTACAGGAAACTGGCTCCTCTGGACGCACGCGTGGGCGCATCCATCGGTGCTCGAGCGACGCAAGGCCGAGGCCGCGCGCTTCGAGGACTTTTCGAAGGATGGCGACCTAACGCTCGTCGAGGTGATCGGCGACGACGTCGACGAGCTGGCCGGGTACGTCGCGCAGTGCGAGCGGTCCGGTCTGCTCGACAGAGTCGGCGTAGACCCTGCGGGGATTGGCGCGATCCTTGACGCACTCGTCGATGCCGATGTTCCTGAGGACAAGGTGCTCGCGATCTCGCAGGGCTGGAAACTCACTGGCGCGATCAAGACGACCGAGCGGAAGCTCGCCGAAGGCGGCCTGCTTCACGGCGGTCAGCGTCTGATGAACTGGTGCGTCGGCAACGCGCGCGTCGAGCCACGCGGCAACGCGATCCTGATCACCAAGCAGGCCAGCGGCACCGCGAAGATCGACCCGCTGATGGCGACCTTCAACGCGGTATCCCTGATCAGCCTGAATCCACAGTCAGCACCGAAACCTGGAATTGTGATCCTATGAGCGAAGCGGTATTCAAGGCAGCGCAGGCGAAGGCCCGGACGCCGGGTTCGTCGGTGCTCAATGCCTGGCGCGCGCAGCATGGGCCCGAGGCGACGGGGCGCATCAACAACATCAACGAGACGCGGCAGAGCCTGACCGTTCAGGAGCTGGCGAACATCATCGGCGGCGGTGCGATCAGCAACGCCGGCCCGGTCGTGAACGAGACGACCGCGATGAAGGTGTCGGCCGTCTACGCGTGCGTCGCACTGATCGCTGGCGCGATTTCGACGTTGCCGATGCCGGTCTACGAGCGCACGCCGACTGGCCGTGCTCGCATCGAGCATCCGTATTGGTGGCTCCTGAACGAGCAGCCGGAACCGGATGTTTCTGCCGCCGTGTTCTGGGAGTACATGGTCGCAGCTCGGCTGTTCTACGGTGACTGCTTTGCCGAAATCGTGCGGCCGTCGTTTCGCAGCAGCACCGTGACATCATTCAAGGCGCACCATCCGCTGCGCGTGTTTCCGTTCCGCGACAGCCAGGGCGATCTGTACTACCGCGTGCAGCCCCTGGTTGGCGCGGAGTATGTGTTGCATCCGGCCGACATGATTCATATCCCGAGCCTCGGCTATGACGGGATTCGAAGCCCGAGCCCGATCACCTACGCTGCGCGGCAGGCGGTTGGGACGTCAATCGCAGCGGCGGAATACAGTGCGCGGTTCTTCTCCAACGGCGCCCGCCCAGATTTTGCGCTGATGACCACCGGCAACATGTCGGAGGAGCAGGCGAGATTGCTGCGGGCGACGTGGGGTGAGCACCACGGAGGTGTTGCAAACTCGCATTTGCCGGCCGTTCTCACGGGCGGCTTGCAGATCAAGGAGTTGACGCTGTCACCGGTCGACGCCCAGATCCTCGAAACGTCGAAATGGGACCTCGAGGAAATCTGCCGCATCCTCGGCGTGCCGCCATTCATGGTCGGCTCGACTGAAAAGACGACGTCGTGGGGCAGCGGCATTGAGAACATGAGCCGCGGCTTCGTGAAGTTCACGCTGCTGCGCGACCTGATCAAGTTCAACCAGGAATTCAACCGAAAGCTCTGGCCGAGTCGGCAGCGGTTGTTCGTTGAATTCGACGTGTCCGGCATGGAGCGCGGTGACCTCAAGAGCGAGAACGACGCTCTGCGTATGGCGATCGGAGGCGCGGGGCAGCCCGGTTGGATGACTCCGAACGAGGTACGGCACATCAAGATGCTTCCACCCGTTCCCGATGGCGACACATTGTTCAGCGGCGTCGCGGCGACTGCCAACATCACCGAGCCGGCGCCAGCGACCGAAACGGCGCCGGAACCCGCCGGCCAACCAGACCAAGGGGCAACATGAGCAAGCTGATGCAGCTGCTGGCGAGCAATCGTCGGCAGGGACGCCCGCGCGCGTTCGCGGTGCAGGGCGATGACGTGACCATCTATATCTATGACGCCATCGTGCCCGATGACGATACGGCGGAGTGGTGGGGTGGCGTCTCGGCGCAGTCGCTCGTTCCTCAGATCCGCGCGATCAACGGCGGCACGATCCATTTGCGGATCAACTCGCCGGGCGGTGACGTGTTCGCGGCGCAGGCGATCTGTGCGGCAATCCGCGACACCGGCGCCAAGGTGATCGCGCACATCGACGGTTACGCTGCGAGTGCGGCAACCATCATCGCATCGGCCGCCGACGAGGTCGAGATGTCGGACGGCGCGATGTACATGATTCACTGCGGATGGACGATCGCCATCGGAAACTCGGCCGATATGACGGCCGTGGCGGCGCTGCTGGACAAGACGGACGGCGTCATCGCCAGTCAGTATGCGAAGCGCTCGGGCAAGAGCGCTGACGACATGAAGACGCTGATGCAAGCCGAAACATGGTTCACGGCCGAAGAGGCCGTCGAAATCGGCCTGGCCGACCGAATCGCCGAAAGCGCCGAGAAGGTTCAGGCGTCCTGGGATCTGAGCGCGTACGCGAACGCGCCGAAGCCGGAAGTGCGGCAGCAGCCCGAGAACATCGACGCAATCACCGCCGAGCATCGACAGCGTCAGCAACAGCGCCTCCGCATGCTGAACTGCATCAACCATCAGTGACGCGCCTCGCGCAACTGAGATCAGCCGCCCTCGGGCGGTTTTTTTTCGTCCCTACGACCTGCGCGAGCGGTCAACCCTGAACGGAGAGAGTCACATGAAGCTGCAACAGCTGCGCGAGTTGCGCAACCAGAAGGCGAAGGAAGCGAACGAGCTGAACAACAAGTACCCGGCCGACCAGCGCATGCCGGCGGCCGACGCCGAGCGCATGGATGCGATCCTGGCCGAAATCGAGGCAATCGACGGCGACATCGCGCGCGAGAACCGCCGCGTGCAGCTGGCCGCCGACGACCCGGCCGCGATCGAAGCCGCGGCGCGCAACGCGGCGACGCGGAATCCGGCGCAGCATGGCGACGAATCGAAGGCGCTCCGCGCTTTCCTCGCCGGCGGCATCGTCAACATGGCGGATGAAGATCGTGCGCGCATGCTTGCGCGCCAGACGCCCGACATCCGGAACGCGATGTCGACCACGACCACCACGGAAGGCGGTTTCACGGTCGCGACCGAGTATCAGCGCTCGCTGGAAATCGCGATGAAGGCATACGGCGGCATGCGGCAGGTTTCGCACTCGATTCGCACCGCCACCGGCGCGACGATGAACTTCCCGACCACGGATCCGACCGCTGAAGTCGGCGAAATCGTCGGTCAGAACTCGCCGGTGAACGGGCTGGACACGTCGTTCAACAACATCTCGCTCGACGTGTACAAGTACAGCTCGAAGAAGATCGCGCTGCCGTTCGAGCTGGTGCAGGACAGCTTCATCGACATCGAGGCGTACATTCAGTCGCTGCTCGCGATGCGCCTCGGCCGTATCCAGAACTCGCATTTCACGAACGGCACCGGCACGGGCCAGCCGCGCGGGCTCGTCACGGCGGTCAGCTCCGGCAAGGTCGGCACCACCGGCCAGACGCTGAGCGTCATCTATGACGATCTCGTCGACCTCGAGCATTCGATCGATCCGGCATACCGCAACCAGCCCGGCGTCGGCTACATGATGCACGACTCGTCGGTGAAGGTCGTCCGCAAGATCAAGGACGGCCAGAATCGGCCGATCTTCGTGCCGGGCTACGAAGCGGACGCGATGATCAACGGCGGCGCGCCGGACCGCCTGATGGGTCGCCCGATCTACATCAACCAGGATGTGCCGGTGATGGCGGCGAACGCGAAGTCGATCCTGTTCGGCCAGTACAGCAAATACGTCATCCGTGACGTGATGGATCTCACGATCTTCCGCATGACCGACTCGGCGTTCACGCTGAACGGCCAGATCGGCTTCGTCGGATTCCTCCGGACCGGCGGCAACCTGATCGACGCCGGCGGCGCCGTCAAGGCATACGCCAACTCGGCGACGTAAGCGCTGCTGCTCAGAGCGAGGCGGACTTCGGTTCGCCGCTTCTTCTTCCTCCCGGAGTAAATCATGGCAAAGACGCAAACCGCGCGTGCGCGCGCGCTTTCGGACAACAAGAGCCTCGGCTTCAAATGCGAGCAGCTCGTCGAGGGCCCGGAGAAGGTCATCCAGGCACTCACGGACGCCGGCGCGGTCGACAACCATCCCGACGCGGTCGAATACGCCACGAAGCAGGGCGCAAAAGTGGTCGCTCTCGCCGATCCGGATGCGGCGGCGGAACTCGCGGCATCGGTGATCGAGAACAAGCAGGCCGAAGCGGACGGCGCGGCCCAGGATCCGGCGGCGTAAGGCATGGGGATCAGGCTCACACAGGCGCCCGCGGAGGAGCCGGTCACGCTGGAGGAGGCGAAGCTGCACCTCCGCGTGATCGACTCGTCCGAAGATGCGCTGATCTCGCTGCTTATCAGCGCTGCGCGCGTGCACGCGGAGAATGTCTGCCGGCGCGTGTTCGTCACGCAGAAGTGGGATCTGTTCCTCGACGCGTTTCCGTTCTACACGTACTACGGAGTGATCCCCGGATACGTGCCGGTCGACCAGCTGCCGGCTGCATGGATGACGATGCGGAACTACGCGGTCCGCTTTCGCGGCAGCAAGATCGACATCCCGTTCCCGCGTCTGCAGTCGGTCGATGCGGTGAAGTACATCGATGCGTTCGGCAACCAGCAGACGATGGACCCATCGCTGTACGTCGTCGACAACATCAGCGAGCCGGGTGTCCTGACTCCGGCGACCGGGACGTATTGGCCCGACACGCTCAACACGACGAACGCGGTGCAGATCAGCTTCACGGCCGGCTACGGCGACGCATCGGCTGTCCCCGCGGGGATCAAGTCGTGGATCCTGATCCGCCTCGCGACCCTGTACGAGAACCGCGAGGAGGTCGCGATTCTCAATCGTGGCCAGGTGCATGACCTGCCGTATGTCGATCAGATTCTCGATCCGTACCGTATCTGGGGGTACGCCTGATGCGTTCGGGGGATTTCAACCGGCGCATCACGATCCAGGTCAAGCAGGCCGGTCAGGACGACCTGGGGCAGCCGTTGACGAGCTGGGTCGACGTGGCGGCCGGCGTACCTGCGTACCTGCTCGCCTCGACCGGCAGGGAATACGTCAACTCAGGCGAGGAAATCAGCAAGGCGCAGGTGAGCATGCGGATTCGCTGGCGTACCGACGTCACCGCGGCGATGCGCGTGCTGTACGACGGCGGCATCTTCAACATCGAGGCTGTGCTTCCGGATTACGCCGGACGGCGATATGTCGACCTGGCGTGCAGCGTAGGGGCGAACCATGGGTGATCCATCGGGCGCAATCGTAGCGAATCCGCTGTCGGCCGAGCTGATCGTCGTCGGCGCACTGAAGTCGCTCGTCGCGAATGGCGATGGGACGCACCGCTGCTTTCCGGATGTCGCGCCAGAAGGAACGGCGCGACCGTACATCACGTACATGGCGGCCGGCGGTCAGTCGGCGAACTACCTCGACGACACCGTCGCGCTGCAGAACTCGCGGATGCAGCTGAATGTGTGGGCTGACGATCGCGCCGGCGCAAGTCGGCTCATGCAGGCTGTGATTGCAGCGCTCACCGGCCCACCGATTAACGCCACGAGCATCGGCGCGCCAGCAAGCGTGTATGAGGCAGATACGAAGCTGCGCGGATCGCGCCTCGATTTCTCGATCTGGTTCACCCCGTAATTCCCGGCCCGCGTAAGCGGGCATTTTCTTTTGAGAGGTATGGACATGGGATCCACCGCAGTTTCGGCGCAGGGCTCGAAGATTGAAATCCAAGGTTCGGGCGTCAGTACGCCGAAGAGCATCTCCGGTCTGGCGCTCGGGTTTCCGACGATCATCTCGTCGTCGGCACACGGCTTCCAGAACGGCGACATCGTCACGTTCGCCGGCCTGCTCGGCAACACGACCCTGAACGGCGTCACGGCGACTGTGAAGAACGTCACGGCCGGGACGTATGCCGTCGACGTCGATACGACGGGGGGCACCGCCTATACCAGCGGCGGCACGGCGACGCCTAATACCTGGGTCAAGGTCAAGAACGCAAAGGCGTTCAAGGGCTTCGATGGCAAGCCGGCGAAGATCGACGTGACCAACCTCGACAGCTCGATGAAGGAATCGCGCCCCGGTCTGGTGGACGGGGGGCAATTCAGCGTCGATGTCGACATCGATGTGAACGACCCCGGTCAGCAGGCGTTGCGCGCCAATTTCCTCACCGGCGCAATCACGAACTTCCGCTTGACGCTACCGAATGGAAAGACGCGTACGTTTCCGGCGTACGTCGAATCGTTCCCGTGGGACGGCGGCGTCGACAAGGTCGTGACGTCGACCGCCAACCTCATCATCACCGGCCTCTGGACCGACGCGTAACGCGCGGTTGCGGCTCACTATCAGGAATTGATCTACACCATGACGACTTTCTCGAAAGACAACAAGGCGACGATCCTCGCTGCACCGCACCTCAAGACCGACCGCGTTGATGTGCCCGAATGGGGCGACGGCGTGACGGTCATCGTCGCAGAAATGACCGGCGCGGCACGCGACGCGTTCTACGCCGCGCGCGACGGCGCCGACAAGAACGCGATCAGCGAATCGCAGGCTCAGCTGCTGATGGCGACTGTCGTTGACGATGCTGGTCAGCCGGTGCTCGACGATGGCGATATTGCCGCGCTGCGCGCGCAGGGCAGCGCCGTGCTCGACCGAATCGCGGACGCCGCGATGAAGATCAACGGCATGACCGCGACGGCGGTGGAGGATGCGGCAAAAAACTCCGCAGCCGCCCCGAGCGGCGATTCTGGTTCCGCCTCGCCGGCCATCTCGGCTGCACAGTAGGCGAGCTGCAGCAGCGCATCACGAGCGCGGAATTCGTCGAATGGATGGCGTTTTTCGACATGGAGCCATGGGGCAGCCATATCGACGACCTCCGCGCCGGCACGATCGCGTCGATGGTCGCGAACGTCAACCGCGACACGGAAAAGCGGCCGGATCCGTATGAGCCGCTTCACTTCATCACGTGGAACGATCGGCGCGCATCGGAGAAGGAGCCCGAGCCGATCCTGCTCGACGATCCCGAGGCGCAATCGCAGCTGATTCTCATGAGCATGTCCCCGGCGAAGCATGGCTGACAGTCTTTCAATCGAAAACCCGGATGGCCTGACTGCAGCAATCGACGCTCTTTCGCAGGTCGCGAGTGAGTCGGTTTTGCGGCAGGCGACCGTCGCCGGCGCGCGCGTGATCTTCGACGAGGTGAAGCTGCGCACGCCGATCGGCATCGCAACGTGGGAGAGCCGAAACGGGAAGCAGAAGCGCTATCCGGGTTTCCTCCGCGACAACATCCTGATCGCATACGACAAGGAGCGATCGGCCGACGGGCTTCGTGCCACGTACCTAGTGACGTGGAGTAAGGATGCCTTCTATGGGAGGTTCGTCGAGTACGGCACGTCGAAGATGGCCGCGAATCCTTTCTTGCGCCCCGGATATGACGCCTCGAAGGACGCCGCAGCAGAGAAGTTCAGCGAAGTGATTGACGAGAAGGTCAAGGAGTTGACGAGTGGCTAACGAAACCGTTGTCCGGTTGACCGGCGATGCGTCCGGATACGTCTCCGAGATGGAGCGTGCGCGCAAGAGCGCCGCCGATTTCATGACGAGCCAGGACACGCTTCGTCAGCGCATGACCAATACGGTCACGGCGATCGAGAATTCTCGAAAGGCCATCAAGGAGCAGGGCGACGAGGCGCTGTTGGCGTTCAACAAGTCCGCACGTTCGGCCGAAAACTGGCTGAACGCGCTCCAGAAGCAAGCCGATCAGGCCGGAAAGACGCGCGCTGAACTGATGGAGCTTCGAGCGGCCGAGCTGGGCGTGTCGGACGCTGCGCAGCCGTTCATCGACAAGATCAAGTCTGCCGAGGCGGCCATGAATGGCGGCGGCCATGCTGCGCACGGTTTCAACCTCGCGACAGCCGGCGCCCGGCGCGAACTTCTCGTTTTGGCTCACGAGGCATCGCAGGGCAACTGGAAGAATTTCGGCGGCTCCCTCATGGTGCTTGGTGAGCGTACGGATGCGATGTCGATGCTCATGACCAAGAGCGTGCTCTCGGTCGGCGCGTTCATCGCCGTTATCGCGTCCGCAGCTGCAACCGTCTACCACGCACGCGAAGTCCTCGCCGATTATGGTGAGCAGATCGAGACCCTGCACCAGAAGACGGGCGTCTCGACCGACAGCATCCAGCAATGGGCCTTCGCAACGAAGTCTGTCGGCGTCGACACGAAGGAGGCGACAAAGTCTCTTGCTGGCCTTGGCGAGGCACAAAACAAGGCGATCAACGGGAACAAGGATTCCGCAAAGGCGTTCGCTGCGATCGGAATCTCGCTTGCGGACCTCAAGAAGAATAGCCCGGACGAGCTGCTCCCGAAGATTGCCGACGCGTTCCACCAGTCGGCGGACGGGGCAGCCAAGGCCGCCGTCGCGAACGAGTTGTTCGGTGCATCCGGCGAAAGCCTGATTCCGTTGCTCGATCGCGGGCGGGCTGGCCTTGATGCGCTTCGCGCCGCTGCCGCTGAATCCGGTGCCGTGATCGGTGGCGAGACGATCGCCAAGATGGCTGCCCTCAAGGAGCAGATGGATCTGTCGAAGGCGAAGATGGACGCCTTGACGCTGAGCGCGAAGGCCCAGCTCCTGCCGACGATCATCAACCTCACCAATGCGCTGAGCGGCAACGTCGCGATGAAGCCCTTGATGATGGACTTTTACAACGCGGTAGGCGTCGTGATGAAGGCCACGGCCTCCGTGATCGCTACCGTCGTGGTCGGTTTCGAGCAGGTATCCGAGGTCATCGCGACCACTGCGATGGTGACGTATTACGCGTCGTCGGGTCAGTTCAAGATGGCCTACGACTCGGCGAAGGTCGGGTATGAAAACCTCAAGAAGCAGGGCGAAGGCTATTCGCAATTCATGCGTAAGTTATGGTCGGACACGACCGCGCCCGATGCGCATTTGCCGGGGCAAACGGGTACCAACCAGATCAATTTCGCGAAGGGTGAGAACGGCGCGCATCCGAAGGCGTATCACGACGACGCTGCGACGAAGTTCCTGCAGCAACTGCGCGATCAGGCCGCAGAACTGCAGTCGCAGTTGGCCACGACCGACAAGTTGACGAACGCCGAAAAGGAGCTCGCCAAGTTCAACCAGCAGATCAGCGACTGGAAGGGCAAGACGCTCACTGAGGATCAGAAAAGCCTGATCGGGCATCAGGTCGAGATTCGCATTCAGTTGCAGAAGAACATCGAACTCGAAAAAGAGGTCAAGCACCGCGAGGATGTGGCGAAGCTCCAGGAGCGTTCCGCGCAGCTGGCTCAATCCATTGCGGCATTCCAGAAAGGCCAATCTGAGCAGTATTCGCGCGAGCTGGGCGCGATCGGGATGGGTGCGGACGCCCTGAAGAACGTCCAGGCCATCAAGTCCATTTACAAGGAATATCAGCGCCTGCAGGAGCAGCTTGATAAGGCGACGCCGAAGGAGCTGATCGGCGGCCCGGATTACCAAAAGGCGGCCGGCGAGATTCAGGCCGGGCTGCAGCGGTCCCTGCAGGACTACGACGAGTACTACGCCGCGCTGAAGCTGAAACAGGCGAACTGGATCAACGGCGCGTCGACCGCGCTTGCGAACTATATGGACGAGTCGCAAAACAAGATGAAGCAGACCGAACAGCTGTTCAATACCGTAACGAGCGGGATGGAGTCTGCCTGGGTCAACTTCACGCAGACCGGGAAGCTCAGCTTCACGTCGCTGGTGAACTCAGTAATTGCGGACCTCGCGCGCATGTCGGCAAAGGCGGCGATCAGTGGGCTTCTCGGAAACTTCGCGTCGATCGGTGGCTCTCTGATCGGCGGCTTCTTCGGGGCGAATGCCGGTGTTGCCGCACCCGTCTCGAGTGCGTTGCCGGGTGACTCACTCGACAACATGATCAATCTGACAAACGGATTCGGCACCGGCCATGCGGACGGCGGATACATCACCGGCCCTGGCAGTGGCACTAGCGACAGCATCATGGCTCGACTGTCGAATGGCAAATTCGTGGTGAACGCAGCTGCGACGTCGAAGTACCGCGGCTTGCTCGAGGCGATCAACGGCAAGCAGCCGGTTGCTGCCGCGCCGCGATTCGCGACGGGTGGCTACGTCGGTTCCTCGACGCCGGTTTCGGGTAGTTCCAGCAACGGCATGACGGTCATCGTCGACGCCCCGGTCACTGTAACGGGCGGCAATGGCACGTCCGCTGCCGAACAGCAAAACAGCGCCGAGCTGTCCAAGAAGATCAAGCAGGCTGTTCAGGCTTTGTTGCAGAACGAGCGTAGGCAGGGCGGCGTGCTCTGGAAGCTACAGAACGGATTGAATTAAATGCCCGACACCTTTATTTGGATTCCCACCGTCGCGCAGTATGCCGGTACGACAAAGCTGCGCGTGCGCAAGTCGCAGTTCGGCGACGGGTACGAACAGACGGTGCCGGACGGAATCAACAATCGTGTGCTGTCGTTCGCGGTGCAGTTCGTCGGCGGCGCCGACACGATCTCGGAGATTCTCGCCTTCCTCGATGCGCACGTCGGCGTCGGGTTCTATTGGACTCCTCCGCTGCGGCAGCAGTCGCTTTTCAAGTGCGACACATACGCCGACTCCATCCCGGATAACGGCACGTATGCCGTGACGGCGACGTTCACGCAGACATTCGACCTCGGATCATGACAGCACTTCAAAAAATTAATCAGGGCACGGCGCCGGCCGGCTCAGACGGCGATACCGTGCGCTCGGCGTTCTCGAAGGTGAATTCGAATGTCGACGTGCTTAATACGCAAGCGGCGCTCACGTCGTCTGCGGTGATCACCGCAGCGCAGGCGCTGACGAACGCACACGTCGGCAAGCGTGTGAATATCAACCTGACGAGCGCGGGCACGATCAACATGCCGGCAGCGTCGACATGCGCCGCTGATCAGGTGACGCTTCTGCGCAATATCGGCACTACCGTCGTGACGCTCGCGATCACAACAGGGTCCGGTGATACTGTCGCGCTGTCGAAGCTGAATCCTGGTGAGACGGCCCTGATGGACACCGACGGCGTCCATGCATGGAACGTGCTGATGCGGGGGCGCGCGAATAGCGATAACGAGGTCGTCAACGGAAACGAAGCGGTCGGCGGTACGTTGAGCGTTGCCGGGCTATCAACTTTCTCTGGTGGCGCAGCATTCGGCAATTCCGGGCAGGCAACGATCTCGTCGGCTGGCGCATATTCTGGGGTGTCGGCGGCATATACGGGTAACGTTTCAGTCGGTGGACTCCTTTCCCAGGCTGGGAGCGGAAACCAAAAAGCTTATATGTCTGGCGGATATGTTTTCTCGTCCAACACGGGGAACAATGGCACGGCAGACAAGTTCATCGAGATGTATCACGATGGCACAACGTCGGGTCTTGCGGTTGGCAATGGGTCGTCAGATCAATTCGGTGGATTGATTACCACCACAACGACTCTGAAGCCTGCTGGGATTGCGCAGATCTTCGGGCGCAATGTCCCGGTTTTGTCGGCTTTCTTCTCCGGTAGTACCGCTTCTCTAGCTTCGGCGACGGTGCTGAATTGCTCATGCACTTACCTTGCCGCAGGAAAAGTCAGAGTTACGCTCAATACTCCATTCCAGAATGCGACGCATATGCTTCTGGTAGGGGGGATTGCAGCTAGCAATGGAACCAATTGGTGTGTGCCAACTATCGTCAACTTCGCTGGTGACGGCTCGTACGTTGATATTCAACTCCTCGCAACTGGCAACGGTGCTGGGGTAGCGATTGAGGGGATATTGTCGCTGACTGTTCTGAAGGTGCGATAGTGACTATCTCCGCGGAAATTCAGAGACTTGACCCTGGCGCGCTCATCGAGCTATTCGAGGTGGACTGCACTGCAATCGGTGGAGATATGCTGCGCTTCCACGGACATCTGCAATCGACCTCAATCTGGTGGCAGGGAAACGAGTACAAGCCGTGGCCGATTCAGGCGAGCGGATTTGAGCACACGTCTAGCGCACAACAGCCATCACCGACGCTTTCTGTCGGAAACGTCGGCGGCACGATCTCGGCGCTATGCGTCTTCCTTGGTGACATGGTCGGGGCGAAGGTGCGGCGCCGGCGCACGCTGACGAAATTTCTGGATCCGACAAATTTCCCGGCCGGCAACCCGACTGCAGATCCGACGCAGGAGATGGCACCGGAGCTCTGGTATATCGAGCAAAAGTCCGGCGAGACCAACACGCAGGTCGATTTCATGCTCTCGTCGGCGCTCGATTTCGGCGGCCAGCAGGTGCCTGCACGGCAGATCGCGTCCGGTTGCCAGTGGCGGTACCGGGACGCAAATTGCGGCTACACCGGCACGGCGTATTTTGATGCCAAGGACCAGCCCGTGAGCGATCCAGCGCTTGACCGATGCAGTAAGAAGATGAGCGGCTGCCAGTGTCGCTTCGGCGTCAACAACCCGCTTCCGTTCGGGGGCTTCCTCTCCGACACGCTGTCCTGACCTTTCCTCAACCCGCATCCCCATACCCGCTTCGGCGGGTTTTTTTATGGACGAACGAATCAAGGCTGCGATCGCCGCGCACGCGCTCGCTGAATACCCGCGCGAGTGTGTTGGCTTCATCGTCAAGACTGACGTCGGCGAAGTCTATCTGCCATGCGTCAACCGCGCACCTAAGCCGGAAAACGACATGGCGGTATCTGGCGAGGACTACGCACGCGCCGAAGATATGGGCGAGATTGCAGCGTTCGTTCATTCGCATCCAGGCATGCCGGCGCGCCCGAGCGGCGCTGACAGGGCGATGTGTGAGCAGAGCGGTATCACGCGCTGGATCATCGTTTCGCTCGGTGTGCAGGCCGATGGCTTGATTGCCATCGATGACTGGTGCGAGTTCGGGCCGTCCGGTTTCATCGCGCCGCTCATCGGGCGCCAGTTTGCGCATGGCGTGCACGACTGCTACGCGATTGTGCGCGATTACTACCGGCTCGAGCGCGGCGTTGATCTCCCTGATTTCGAGCGAAGCGACGAGTGGTGGGATGACGGTCACTCGTCGCTCTATCTCGACAACTACCGCGCCGCAGGGTTCGAAGACGTGGGGCACGATGCGCCGCTCGAAGTCGGCGACGTGCTGCTGATGCAGATCCGTAGCCGCAACGGCGTGCCAAACCATGCCGGCGTCTATCTCGGCGACAGCCAATTTATCCACCACATGCACGGGCGCCTGTCGGGCCGCACGGTGTGGGGCGGCATGTGGGCCCAAAGCCTGCACACGGTGCTGCGCTACAAGGGGTAATCAATGAGCAACACGCTTCGTACCGTACGCCTCTATGGCGTGGCGGGGACCAAGTTCGGCCGCGTGCATCGCATCGCCGTCTCGTCGACGCGCGAAGCCATGCGTGCGCTGTGCGTGACGGTTCCCGGATTCGAGAAATTCATGATGGGCGCCAAGGAAAACGGCCTGACATTCGCCGTGTTTCATGGCCGCCGGAACGTCTCCGAAGACGAGCTCGAGCATCCGGTGGGGAGGGATGAAATTCGCATTGCGCCGATCCTGATCGGCAGCAAGAACGGCGGCCTGTTCCAGACAATCATCGGGGCCGCGCTGATCGTGGTGGGGGCATTCACGAGCGCATACGGCGGATCGACGCTGATCGGACTTGGCGCTTCGATGATGCTCGGCGGCGTCATGCAGATGCTGAGTCCGCAGACTAGCGGGCTCGCCGGCGCTGGCCCGAACAACGGAACGTCGTACTACTTCAATGGGCCGGTCAACAGTGCGGCGCAGGGCGAGCCGGTGCCTTTGGTGTACGGCCGCATGGTGGTCGGCTCGAAGGTAATCAGCTCTGGAATTTTTGCACAGGACAAGAACTGATATGCGCATTCAAGGCTCGAAGGGCGGCGGATCGAGCGGCACGCCGACGCAGTCGCCGGATAGCCTACACTCGATCGCCTATGCGAAGGTTCTCGACGTTCTGTCCGAGGGGCCGATCGGTGGCCTGGTGAATGGGCTGCAGTCGGTGTATCTCAACGGTACGCCAATTCAGAATAGTGACGGCTCGACGAACTTCGCGAACTACAGTTTCGACGCGCGCACCGGCACACAGGACCAGACCTATCTCGCTGGGTTCCCCGCTGTCGAGAACGAGATCGCAATCAGCACGCCGCTGACGTCGGATGCTCCTTGGGTTCGCCAGGTGCAAAACACGCAGCTCACGGCCGTACGGTTGCGGTTCGGCGTCCCAGCGCTGCAGGTGTCGGACGCGACGACCGGCAATGTCACGGGCTACCGAGTCGAATATGCGATAGATCTCGCCGTCGACGGCGGCTCGTACTCGCAGGTCGTTTCCGGTGCGTTTGATGGCAAGACGACGTCGCTCTACGAGCGCAGTGTTCGCATCGAATTGCCGGCCGCGACTTCGAGCTGGCTTGTGCGTGTGCGCCGCATCACGCCGAACGCGCATAGTTCGCTGATCGCGGACACGATCAATATCGAGGCAATCACCGAAGTCATCGATCGCAAGCTGCGCTATCCGATGAGCGCCCTCATCGGCCTCACGTTCGATGCGCAGTCGTTCAGTTCGGTGCCGACGCGTTCCTACGACATCTACGGGCTGTTGATACGTGTACCGACCAACTACAACCCGGTGACGCGCACATATACCGGTGCGTGGGACGGTACGTTCAAGACTGCATGGTCGAACAACCCAGCATGGGTTTTCTACGACCTCGTGCTGAACGCGCGCTATGGGCTTGGCAACCACGTCGATGCATCAATGGTCGACAAGTGGGGGCTGTATCAGATCGCGCAGTATTGCGACGTGATGGTCGCGGACGGGAAGGGCGGCCAGGAACCTCGGTTCACGTGCAACTGCGTGATCCAGTCTCAGGCCGACGCGTACAAGGTGTTGCAGGATCTCGCGACTACGTTCCGCGGCATCGCGTATTGGGGGCCGGGATCAGTCGTAGCGAACGCAGACATGCCGGCTGATCCGGTCTACGTGTACACCGCGGCGAATGTCGTCGGCGGCCAGTTCAAGTACGTCGGCTCGGCACTCAAGACTCGCTACACGACTGCGCTTGTGAGTTGGAACGATCCAGCGAATCAGTACAAGCAGGCCGTCGAGTATGTGCCTGATGAGGACGGGATCGCGCGCTACGGCGTCACGAAAGCGCAGATCACCGCGTTCGGGACAACGTCGCAAGGGCAGGCGCACCGATTGGGGCTCTGGACACTGCTGACCAGCAGGTACGAAACGAACACGGTTTCGTTTTCGGTCGGACTCGACGGTACGCTCTGCGCACCTGGGCAAATCATCGCCGTCGCGGATCCGGCGAAGGCCGGCAAGAGAATGGGTGGCCGCATCCGCGCGGTGAACGGCGCCGTGATCACGCTCGACAAAGCACCGAGCGTCTCAGCCGGTGACGTGTTGACCGCGATCCTGCCCACTGGCGTAGCGCAGAAGCGCACCGTCAGATCGTCTGCTGGCGACGCAATCACGGTGGACAGCGCCTTCGATACAGATCCGGTCGTCGGGGCCGTGTGGATGCTTGAAAACACGACCCTCAATGCGCAGCTGTTCCGAGTGATCAGCGTGCAGGAGGCATCTGACAACGACCAGATCACGTACACGATCAACGCTGCCCAGCATGAGCCTGGCAAGTACGCGGCGATCGACAATGGTGCGGCGATTCAGGTTCGGCCGATCACGGTCATCCCGCCCTCGGCACAGGTTCCGCCGGCTAACGTTCGGCTCTCGACGTACTCGGTGATCGACCAGGGCATCTCAAAGGCCGTCATGGTCATCGCATGGGATGCTGCTGCGAATGGTGTGAGCTACCTTCCGGAGTGGCGCAAGGATAACGGCGAGTGGGTGTCAGCTAACCAGACGGGCGGCCTGCAGGTTGAGGTGTCGGGCATCTACCGCGGCACCTACAGCGCGCGCGTCCGTGCCGTCAACGGGATGGGGGTGACCTCTGTTCCCGCCTATTCCGCTGACACCACTCTTACCGGCAAGACGGGGCTCCCGCCGGCTGTAGCGTCGCTCTCGACCGCCACGCAGGTGTTCGCGATCGAGGTTGACTGGACGTTCCCAGCCGACGGGACTGCTGGCGATACGCAGCGCACCGAGATTTGGTACAGCAGGACAAACGATCTCAGCACTGCGACGAAGCTCTCGGACTATGCGTTTCCGCAAGCGCGCGCGAGTTTGATGGGCCTCGCAGCAGGCCAATCGTTCTTCTTTTGGGCGCGCCTTGTTGATACGTCCGGGAACATCGGTCCTTGGTATCCGTCTGGCGCTGGTGTGAATGGGCAAAGCAGCAGCGATGCGACGCCGATTCTTGAGTACCTCACTGGGGCTATCACGAAGACGCTGCTGGGTACTGATGTCCTGACTCCCATCGACGCGATTCCCGGTTTGCAGCAGGACGTAAGCGATAACGCGGCAGCGATCACGATTGAGCAGCAAGCACGGTCCACTGCTGACGCAGCGCTCTCGACGCGGATCGATCAGGTGAGTGCTCAGGTCGTTATCCCACCAATGGCTGGCGACAGTGGGGGATATGCCGGATCGACAACGGTCTATGCCGGGGTGTGGTCTGAACAGTCTGCGCGGGCTGAGGCGGATTTGGCGCAGGCGCAGAAAACGGATACCGTTACCGCTCAGATGCAGTCATCCGTGGCAGCGCTGTCTGCTGCCGTGCAGACCGAGACCACGGCGCGAATTGCGGCTGACTCAGCCACGGCGGCACAGATTACGACCGTACAGGCGCAGGTCAATAGCAACACGGCTGCAGTCCAAACGAACGCTGCTTCCTATGCCGACATCAACGGCCGAGTCGCTGCCTCCTATCAGATCAAGACTCGGGTCACGACAGGGGGGCGCACGTACATGGCCGGTATCGGTGTTGGCGTAGATAACACTAGCGGCACGGTCGAGTCCCAGGTGCTGGTGGCAGCACAGCGCTTTGCGATCCTCGACGACGCCGGATCGACGGTGTCGTCGCCGTTCGTGGTGCTGGGTGGCCAAGTATTTCTGTCGCAGGCGTTCATCGGTACCGGCTGGATCACGAATGCGATGATCGGCCAGACGATTCAGTCGACAGCCGTGGGCGCAAACGGTCAGCCGCTCTGGATTTTGGATAAGGCCAATGGCATTACGTTCAATGGCCCGAACGGCGGAAGTGGTTATCTGAACATCAACTCGAGCACGCTAACGGTCTACGACAGCAACGGCACGCTGCGCGTGCGCCTGGGGATCTGGCAATGACGGCAGGTTTGCAAATATGGGATGGCTCTGGCCGCTTGCTGCTGGATGCCACATCGCGCGCGGGCCGAGTGATGGGCATTGTGCGAGCGGAGGGCGTAGCGGGCAGTGCGTCCGCCGACCTGTCGAGCGGGACGCCTTTCTGGGCGTTCATGCCCGATTGGATCTTCAAGCGGGTATCGGGTGCCGAGCCGTCTCCCATCGTGTCAATTGGGCCAAGCGGAATCAGCTGGACATACAGCCCGAACTCTGGCGGATCGAATGCCTATAACCCGGTTCCGGGATGGCTGGTATTTGGAGTGTATTGAGGATGACAGCAGGATTTCAAGCATTCACCGATACCGGTCTATATCAGATCGATGGAATGACGCCCAACTACCAGTTGGTGATGTCTGCGTCCGCTGCATCGAGCAGCACGACATTGCTGTTGGCGAGAAACGACGCGGGGAATCCCTTTTACACGACGCTCGCCGCAGTGTCATTTACGTTCTCGGCGAATCAAGCACCGATGTACGGTGTATATGCAGAAGGCGGTGTTGGAATAACTCTCTGGAATGCAACGTCATCTGGCAATACGTACACGCTGACCTTCATCACCGAGCAGCCGTGCACGGTTCACTTCTTCGCTTTCGATAAAGTGCCACCTCCGAGCGGGAACTTCGGCCTGCAGGTGTTCAATGGAAATGGCGTGCTAATTGCTGACTCATCGCGGCCATTCCTGCGCGTGCTCGACGTCATCTACGAAGAGTATTTGCCGCCTGGGACGGGCTGGGTCACAACCGGGTCTCCGTATCCAACATGGAAGTCGAAAACGTACAGCGCCCCAGTCATCATATCGGCGATCTACTCAGTGCATGTGGCTTGGAGCTATGACCCTGCCGGCGTCGAGCTTACGTCGATTCGAGTGAATGGGAGCACTGTTTCATGGGGAACGACGATGTACGGGGGTGGCAAGACATCAAACTTCTCGGGGTTCAGGGAGCAATATCGCTCGCGCTTCATGGTGCTGGATGGAACTGGAATCGTGTGATTGGCCGCTTTCGAGCGGCCCTTTGTTTTTTGGGGGGGGGAATGGATGCAAGTTAGTCCGACGGAGGCAGCAAGCTACGCCGGTAGCGGCGTGGCTCTTGGAGCGTCGCTGACGCTTACTCAAGTTGGCGTGATCGTGGGTATCGCGACGGCAATCCTGACGTTCGCGTCCAACTTGTATTTCCAGTGGCGAGACGACCAGCGCAAGCAGCGCGAATCCGATCTACGGATCGAAGATATGGAGAAACACGATGGCTAGTGCACCGAAGAAAACTCTTGCCGGTGTTGTGGGGGCTGCTGCGGCAGCCCTTTTGCTTTCTATCGTCCCGCGATTTGAAGGGCAGGTGCTCGTCGCGAAGCCCGATCCGATCGGCATTGTGACTGCGTGCAACGGCGATACGAAGGACGTGAAGCTCGGGCAGCGCTTCACGCCGGAAGAGTGCCGTACTCGGCTCGAACAGCGTTTGATCGAGCATGCCGAGCCGGTGCTGAAGTGCACCCCAACGCTGAAGGGGCACCCGTACCAACTCGCGGCCGCGGTGAGTTTCGCCTACAACGTCGGGCCGCGCGCGTACTGCGCGAGCACAACTGCTCGCCGGTTCAATGCGGGCGACTTCCGCGGCGCGTGCCGCGCGATGAACGAATCGGACAGCGGCAGGCCGCAGTGGGTGACGGCCGGCGGCCGCGTGCTGCCCGGATTGGTGAAACGGCGTGCAGACGAGCGCGCGCTCTGCGAGAGGGGGCTGTGATGCTGAGAATCATCATTCCGTACCTGATTGCTGCGATCCTCGGCGCGTCGGCTGGCTTCGAGGTCGAGCACCTGATCAGCGCGCGGCGGATCGCCGATATGAAGTCCGATGCGGCGATCGCACAAACGAAGGCGGTCGAGGCCGCTCGCATCGAGGAACAACGCCGCACCGCGGCGCAAACGGAGATCGCAAATGACGCGAACCAAAAACGTACGGCCGCGCTCGCGGATGCTTTTGCTGCTCGTGCTGCCGCTGGCAGCCTGCACCAGCGCGTCGATCAGCTCGTCGCAGCCGCCCGCAATCCCGCCACTTCCGCCGGAGGCTCGACAGCCGGCGACGCCCTCGATCTGCTTGCCGACGTGCTCGGCCGCGCTGACCAGCGCGCGGGCGACTTGGCAGAGTACGCTGACCGCGCCCGCATCGCCGGCCAGCAGTGCGAGCGCGACTACGACGCGCTGACGATGACAACCGCGAAATCGAAGAACTGACTGCGCTGCAGGATTATTTGACCGCAAAACGGCCGGCGATGTCCGGCCGCAAATGGATTGTGTGGATCATGAAAAGCTCTGTAAACTTCATAGAAACGAAGTGAAGTTCATCAACTAGCGCCTGAGACCAAAATGAAAAAGATCCTCGCAGCATTGGCAATTCCACTTTGCATTTCCATGGCCGCATGCGGCGGCGGCGACGGTGACTCGCCCGCGGCGCCCAGCAAGTTTGCGGTGAAGCTGACGTTCTCCGGCGTTCCGCTCGTTACGCAGCAAAAGACTACGCGTACGGCCTCGACGGATGTTGCTTCCAGCGCTAGTGCCACGCTCGCGCCATCTGCGGGCCAGGCAACGGTTGACGCGCTTCAGCAGCGGTTCGCCGCGGCGGGCGCCGGGATCACCGTATATCCTGGGGTGATCGACGGGACGACCCTGCATCAACTGGTGATGGCCGTGAATAATGGCGTCGGTCCTACACAGGATGAGATGGATCATGCGAAGCTTCCGGTTGCGCCGTCCGAATGGGTCGTATTGAATTTCCAGCTCGACGATATGCAAACGGGGCGCAATGATCCCGCTCAGGTCGCGGCAATCGAGCAATTCCGCAAGGATCTCGTCGTGTTCCAGAATCGGCTCTATCTGGAAGGCAAACAAATTTACAAGGTGCTCCCGATTCGCACGTGCGAATTGCCCATGGGTCAAACGGCAGCAGATGGGTTGGCGGATCTCTTGGCGAGCGTGCCCGGCAACGGCTATTTGCTTGGCCTAGTGGATGCCCCGGATAAGTCGCACATGGGAGCGGACTGCCGAACTCCGGACCAGGCAACACAAGACGCTCATCTGACCGCCATCGTCACCCGTGTGGTAGACAGCTACAACGCGGTCAATGCGTACGTGAACGACTGCCGCGCCCATCCGGAAAACCATCCCGAGGGTTGCAAAGGGCTGTAACACATCGGGGGCGTTTGCCCCCGATGGTTGTCAGATCAGGGGTGCCTCCTTGTAGGCTTTCGTGACGCACCGGATCCATCAAGCGGGTCATCGGTCCTACGTCCTTCGCTCCTCGTCCTGCAACAGCCGACGCAGCTTGTACAGCGCGACGAGGTGCGCCCCTCCCGTATCCTCGTTCCAGACCGTCTGTACGATCTGGCGGTATTCTTCCGCTTCTGCGATCACCTTCCGCATGCGCACGATCTCGATGATGAGCGTGCGCACTTCGTGCCCTTCGGGGTACCGGCGCCATATTTCCCGGAGCTGGCGCGCGGTTGGCGACTGGATGGAGGGCAATGGCGGCTTCGGCATGACGGCGTAAATACTGTATGGATATACAGTTTATCGCGGAGTAAGATGGGGCCGTCAACTCGAAAAAGTGGGGACAGCATGTGCACCAACTACGTGGCACCAGGCGAAGATCCCGGACTCAGCGAGTTGCGGATCGACAGCTTCGTCGACCTCTATCGGTGGCACCCATGGAAGCCAGAGATCTACCAGGACTACGACGCCCCGATCGTCGGCTATGTCGACGGGCAGTTCAAGCTGCTGATCGCCGGCTTTGGCTTCTGGCCGCGCGCGCTGCAGAAGGCCAACGTCGAGAAGGCGAAGGAGCAGGGAAAGAAGCCTCCGATCATCCGCAGCACGATGAACGTGCGCGACGACAACCTCGGGAAGTCGCCGCTGTATGCGCCGGCGTGGCGCGCCGGCCGCCGCTGCCTGATTCCGGCGAAGTGGATCTACGAGCCGAACTGGGAGACGGGCAAGCACGTGCGGTACCGGATCGGGCTGGCCGGCTGGCGGCCGCTGTGCGTTGCGGGCATCTGGCGCACGCTGCAGCGCCCGGACGGCACCGAGCAGCATACGATGGCCATGATCACGGTGAACGGCGACGAGCACCCGATCATGAAGCACATGCATCGGCCAAGCGATGAGAAGCGGTCGGTCGTGATCCTGCGGCCGGAAGACTGGGAGGAATGGCTGACGACGTCAAACGTCGAAGCGGCGAGGGCGATGCTGCAGCTGTACCCGGCGGAGGACATGGCGGCCGAGCCGGCGGCAGCCGAATGAGGAAATTTTCTCTGGAAGATGAGGGTTTTGCGCTACGCCAGGCATGGCGCTCACGGAACCATATATTCCAGTGTTTCGTTCTAACATTCTGAAATATAAGGAAAATGTATAAGGATTGTGATTCCTGTTGTCGTGGGTTCGAGTCCCATCAGCCACCCCAAAGAATTCCTAGCGGTATCAAGTCGTTGAAACGGCACTGTCCTGAAAGACAGTGCCGTTTTTGTTTTGGCATTCCCGAATTGGGAATTGCGCGCGGTAACGCTTTACGAGCTATGTGAAGTCGCAGGGGCGGGCAGCCGTCGCCGGACGCATGCCGATCCCGCAACGCGCCGGGTCCGCCTTTGCCGGGTCACGAATACGTGCGCCGGCTCCCAGTGCCGAGTCCGTCGCGCGGCAGCGGTGCGCGGCCGGAAACGGCTCGCGGCCGAGCAGTCGCTTCTCGTCACGCCGTTGAAGCCGCGCGCGTCAGCCGACGCAAACGACCCGAACCGGGCCTGGGACCCGCGGCGAAGCCAGACAGCGTCCCTCATCGAGCGGAGTTTGACCCGCGGCGGTCGCCGTCCTAGTTGTCTTGAGCGGCCGCGTCACCGGTCTGGGCAATCTTGGATAGCACGCGCTTCTGATATGCATACCAGGACATCAGGCAGTCTTTATCGCGGCAATTTTTTTCTCGAAAGTTCCATTGTCGCCTCGTTCTATTATTGAACGCCGTCTTGTCTACCGCGGCCTCCTTGGCCTGACGGTACGTGTCGGCGAGATCGCGGTCAGCTGCCGCCAAATCCGGATCGTGACAAATCAGAAACTCTGGAATCGACTTCGCCTTGCTGCAGTCGAAGCTCGTTTGCTGGACGGGGCCGTTGGCAGAGTCATGCTGAGCGTCGGTGGCGGGTGTGGTCGTGGTCGGTGGTTGCGGCACTTGCGATGACGATGCTGCACCGACCGGAGCCTGGCTCACGGTCTGACTTGGCGCTCTCTGGCCGAACGGAATCAGTTGCCCGGCTACGGCATCTTCCACCATTCCATTCAACAGGGATCCCGGCGCAACACGTATGGTTTCCGTCTTTACCACCATATCTCCGGCCATAGTCTGCGATTTTGCGAATTCACAGGGCGCTTGACACGCGACGCGCGTCGAAAAATTCGGATTATCTTCGTCGATCAACAGCAGGATGTACGTGCCGTCGCGAAGGCCGACGTATCGCATCATGACCAAAGGCTTGGCCGTCTTTCCGGCACGAATATCATCTTCGCTTAGGCCCGGCTCGTAACCATAAGTCCCGTCCTGATTGATGGCGTAATTATGCCGAGGCGCGGGCGGGGCAGTGGTGGTCGTTTGCGTCGGAGAAACCTGAGAGGCCGGGGCAGTGTCACTGGCCGCGGCAGGTGCCGCCGTTGTGGTTGCCGAATGAGTGTTGTCCTGCTTCGAATTACATCCCGCGAGAGCTGCAACGACAAGCAGCACAGGGCCAATATGTTTCAT